CAGGAACTGGAGCTGGTCCTGAAGATAAATCTGCTTCTTCAAATTCTTCTTGTAGTCCACCTAAATTAACACCACCTAAACTATCAAAGGTTGCTCCTGGTGGTAAAGTATTTCCATCACCTGGATAACCTAATCCACCATTTTCCATAGGAGGTTCACTAGGACTATAATCTAAGTTACCTTCTATCTGTGGTTCGATTTGGTCAACACCCATTTCCTCTTTCATAGGATTCATGTGTGCATATTTATCTATGCCTTCAGGTACAACTGTCTCTTCAATTGTTAATGGAAATTTTCCTGTTCCAAATAGTACATCTATAATTTGTCCATAAGCTGCTAAAACTTTTGTCTTAGTAACTTTAACAAATACTCTTGACTTTTCATGTTCAGTAAAATGAATATTTTTATAATACTTGCCACGATAATTATGATAAGCTTGTAACCACCTATCTTCATCATCACCTCTTTTATCAGAGCATTGACTAAATTTAGAATTGATATCAATTACTAAAGGTGCTAACTCTTCTAATTTTTCTTCTTCTTGCATAGAAGAATCCATCGTTTCATCAACTGCCATACAATTCCTATTTTGTTATACTATTTGTAGATAACTATAATAATACACTTATTTTCTGCCCTTGTCAACTATTTTCTTAATATCAACTATAACACTATTAGGGATTATAGTTGTATTACCTATCTCATCAATCTTACCATCTTCAGTATCTGATAATGAATAATCTCCAAATATTCTTGTAACTCCTTTAGTTTGTGTAAGTAAATGACCATGTGTTACACAAGTTGGTAGCTTTGCTTTCTTGCATCCTTCCATAGATTGCCACGAGCTGTCCGAGCAAATATCGAGCCAGTATACAGCAACCATAGGATATTTATCTATTTCTCTAGTGGCTCTAGTATTTAATCTTATTTTCTTTTTTGTCATTTAGTCTCCCCAAAATGTTTTTTATCTTTTATAACCTTATAATTATGATTATCATCTGCTGTTTTAACTTTACCATAAGGTTCAAATCTTCCATTACCTTCTACTTTAGGGTCTTTTAACCATGCGTGTTGTTGGTCTTTAATTCCATTGTTATCAGAGTATCTATAGATATTTATTTTAAATACTTGTTCAATATGGTCTTGTTTTAAATATTCTTGTAAATCTTCATATGACATTACTTCATCATATTGCTCATTAGTTTGTAAGTTTTTAAATGTATATAAAGGCATTAGTATCCAAAGGTTGGGTCAGATGGTATCCATCTTTTATGTTGTTGCATATTTTCATAAGCTGTAATACTTCTTGGTCTAGACATAATTAAATATCTAAGTGCATCATAAGCATGGTCTGATGCTTTAGTATCTACATCTTCTGGTTTAGTTTTATCAATCGGTATTGATTGTAATTCTCTAATAATGTTTGGGCAAGTTCGAAATATCTGAAGCTTTGGTCGACCTTTGTCGTTTAATTTTAATCTCTCGTGTATTTGTATCTTGCCCTGAATTCTATTCTTATCTGCTCTTCTAAGCTTATGTCCTGCTCTTGTTAGTACTTCTCCGACAGTTGGACCAGTTGTACCAGTTCTTGCCCATGCTGCTGTATCTAAAACACCAGCAACAGATAGTTTATCTTCTTTTTCAAATTGAAAAATTCTTTTAGCTAACTCTTCTCCTGTTAATCCTTTTTGATATAGCTCTCTATAAATAATTAATGTTTCATCAGTTGGGTCTATACAACCCCAAATAACTGCTGACTCTGCTGCATAACCATAGTCAATACCTTTTACTCTGCTCCAATGATTAGGTAATTGATATGGAGCTATTGTATGTTTATCATATTCAAATTCTGTAAATGCAGCTCCTTCGGAAACATCCCAGTTCCCTTCTAGTAATTGTCTTCTTTGTGTTGGTGGTAATGATTGAAGCATCTGTTCATATTTACCATCATCATTTAAATAAGGGTTATCACTTAGACTAGCTGGAATAAACTTTCTAGTTATTTTATCTGTACCAGTAAAAGATTCATTTGGTGGTGCTGGGTCTAGATACCTTTTTTTGACCCAGTTACCTCCCACTCCTCCTGGGTTTGCAGTACACCGAATGTAGCATTGTATTGCATTATTAGTTGTTCTCAATCGTGATTGCAAATATTGAAGTGGGAATTCTGTAGGATACTGTGTTAGCTCGTCAATCCCTATCCAGGTGTACGATTGACCTTGGTATCTATATACATCAGCATCTCTATCAAGGTAACCAAACTCCAATGAAGCCCCTGAAGGAAATTTCCAAATCTTTTCAACTTCTCTAAACTTTGCACCTTGGAATGCTTTAGGGTACAACTCTCTAGATTTGTCTATTAATTCTCTGAGTTCTGGCATTGACTTTCTTAATAGTAATGCTCTATGTTCTTTGATGTGCATAAATCGTAGAGGGTCAACTAACATAGCATATGACTTACCTCCACCTGCTGCACCACCATACAATACATCTTGTTCTGGTGCTGCTAAAAATTGTGTCTGTGGACCATCGTTAGGTTTAAAAGCTATTCGTTCCTTTTCTTCTTTAAGGAGTTCCTTAACAGAGTTAGGTAGCTTATCAATCTTGTCTTCTTCGATAACCATACCTTTCTTCGTTTCTTTATTCGTTTCGCCATTCTGTACTACCTTTAATGCTTCTTTCTTATCTCGGAGTCTTCTCGTTTTATTCTCCAAGTTCTTTTTTAATTTTGCGATTTCTTTTTCTTTTTCTTTAACTGCTTTTCTAGAAGCTATCTTAGCTTTCTGTTCATAGCTATAATTATACTGTCTCTTTGTCATCTCTAGATAGTAAACCTTTTGGTTGTTCTTTAATAGGTTCTGGTGTATCTTTGTCTATGATTTTCTTTAAACCCATAGCAGATAACTTACGACCTGTTTGATGTTCTAATATATCAACTGCTCCTCTTAAACTAAAAGCACCTGACTTAACACCATCCTTCATTTCTTTTAATGATTCTATTTCTTTAGTTACTGGAACTAAAGTCTTATCATCATCTCCTAATCTATAACCAAAAGGTATTGTAGAACTATTCCTTCTCATCTGTTACCTCTTCTGCTGTTACATCTATTAATTCTTCTTTTTGTGGTATGATAAATATACCTGACGATACTGTATGATTAACATCCACCTTATCTCTTTTAGCAACACCCACTCTGTCTAACAAGGTCTGGGCTGCTTGGAGTTTAGCATTGACTTGTGGTATTGGGTCATCACTTTCTAATATCTCGACAAGCTTCTGACTAGCTCGTGGTGCAGACTTAGCTAGAATCTTTGTGGCGACATCTACAATCTCATCCTTTAAGGAATCTATTACTTTAGATTTAGATGTTGAAGAATAACCTGCTTCTTGTAAAGCTAAGTTAATATCTCCTTTAGCTGTAGTTGCTAATGCTGAGAGAAATGTTTCTTGTTGTTCTGTTAATTTTCTTTTGCTACTTTGATTCGTAGGTAGAAAGTTGTTATTCATAATAAACATTATAACAAGTTTACAGCTAGTTGACAACATTTATTTTTATTTAGAGTTGACAAATGCAGAAGGCATTGTATAATATATATAGTTGCTCTCCAGGGGGTGAAGCATATGAGTCTCTCTGGGTCAGTCCAGCTATATAGCAAGACCCTAGCCAATCTTTTAAGCAGGGCGACCCTATCTAGTTTACATTCAAAAGTCTCTCATTTTGTGTAAGCACTATATACATACCCCCAGTACCCCCCATGGCACATCGTGTACCCCTTTTGTTCTCTTCAACCTTTAGTTGTAGAATATAGGTCAATCTCTATGACCTTTTTATATCTCTAAAAATACAACCTACAATATAGTGACAAGTTTACAACAGATAGTGACATAAATAGCACATATAAGATACATTAAAAACCCTCACACAATCTCACAATAACTCAATAAATACAACCTATAATTGACTATTCTTATATGCTCAAAATGGGTTTAATTTTACGAATTATATTGCAATTTTTAAATGTGTTGATAACCGATTTTTACAAATTTTTAGAAGTTTTTATTAACTATTTAAGCATAATAATTTATATATTTTATTAATTGATTTGGCTAAAATCCTTAAAACAGTCGCCACATTTGGCAATCCTTGACACAATCCGAACACAATTGATTCTATAATCGTTGGTATTCCTCACTAAATTATTTTTAATTATTTTTGATATTGCCTTATTTTTTACCATGTTTTATGTTCTTATAATCTTATGCAAAAACAAATAAAAAACTATTCAGAAATAACAAAAAGCAATTACAAGTTATTTTTTAAAGATTGGAATAGAAAACAATTTAGAAAGTATAAAAAAAGATTAAAGTTAGATTTAGCTTCAAATCCTTTAGTGCTTTCAAAATATTATAAACCTGTAAAATCTTCGATTTATAATGAATTAGCAATTTCAATTCATGGTGGAAAATCGAATAGATACAGTCATTATAATAAAATCTAGTTTTTAATTAAGCTAGATAAATCAACCATAGGTTTTAATTAACCTATACAACTGGAGGTAGTATGATATATTTTATCATAATTCAATTAGTAATTGTAGGATATGTAGCATATTTAGGAATTCAAGCTACAAATGAAGTAATAAACAAATATAATAAATAAACAACTGGAGGTTGAACAATGAAAACACAAATAGATAGTAAAAGTTTATATTTTGAGAATATAGAAGATAAAACAATATATTACAGCTACAATACTACTGTTGCTGTAAAAACACCGATTGAAACATATGTTTGCGAGAATGTTTGGAGTATTACAACAGCTAAACACCTCAATAGAATTGAGGAATTGACTGGAAGT